CGAACCTCGGGCCCGAGCATCGGGCATGCAACATGCGCGCGGGAAAACGCGATCGAGTCGATCCGCCCGCGACGATCGCGACGCCCCCCGTTTTTCCGGGGGGGCGTCGATCCCGCGGCACGTGCGCGCCGCGCGGAATGGTGCCCGGACCGGACCGATTGCGCGAGGACGCAAGTAGATTGAACCGACCGTGTCCGATCCCGATATGCATCCTCCGATCGGGTCACGTCGGCCCCCATCGGTGACCGACCCCGGCCGGCCGCAGGATCAAGACCGCGCGCACCGTCGACGGGCCGCGCCATCGGCTGCGACGCGGTCCCTCCTGACCGATTACCGCGCCGCGATGCGCCGGGAGCTCGCCGGGGTCCTCGAGGACCTCGAACCCCACCCGTCCGGACAGCTGCAGATCGACGGGACCCCATCGCCCCCCACGCGCCCGGCGATCGCTGACCGCATCCGCCTATGGGATCTCGCGATCAAGCTCGGCCGCGAGCTCGGGACCGAGGTCGACCCTCCCCCCGCGACCGACAACGCACCGGAGGCACCGCGGCCGCGCCGGCGCGCGCCCGAGTTCGGGTGAGGCTCCCGGCCCCCCGATGGCAGACTCCCCTACCGCCTGACCGTTCCCTCGGGTCGTGGGGCCCCGACGTCGAGGCGTGGGCATGGGCGAACCTCGGTTTACGGTTTGACCGATGGCAGCGTCGCGCGGTCAATCGTGCGCTCGCGTACTACCTCGATACGGGCGAGCTCGTACACCGGATCTACCTAATCTCGATCGCGCGTCAAGGCGGCAAAACCGCGATCGTGCGGGCGATCCTCGGATGGGCCCTCACGGCTCGGGCGACGGCCCCGTGGTCGACCCTGCTCGGGCTGGCGAACGACCGCAAACAGGCGCGCATTCCGTACGAGGCGGTGCTCGCGGATCTCGCGCCGATGGCTCGCCGGCTCGGGCCCCCGGCGCGCGGCGGGCTCGCGTTGACGCGGTACCTCGGGATACGGTCGGGAATGTACGGGCGAACCCGCTCGTACGATGTCGCCTCGAGGGACGCGCGCGACGCGATCCGCGGGACCTCGAACGATCTCGCGGTATTTGACGAGGTCCGAACGCAACGCGACCGGCTGACGTGGGACGCGCTCGAGCCGACGATCACCGCCCGCCCGCAGCCGCTCATCCTGCTCACCTCGACCGCGGGCGATGACCGCTCGATCCTGCTCCGCGAGCTTTGGGAGCGAGGCCTCCGGGTGATCGACGGGGTCGAGAGTGCGGCCGGGTTCGGTATGACGTGGTACGCGGCCGCGGACGGGCTCGCCCCCGACGACCCGCGCGGATGGCGGCAGGCGAACCCCGCGCTCGCGGAGGGCCGGCTCCCGATCGCGGCGATCCGTAACTCGTACCATGCGCTCGCCCCCGCGGGGTTTCGGTCGGAACGGCTCAATCTCTGGTCGGAAGGGGGCGACGAATGGCTACCGCCCGGCGCGTGGGTTCGTCAGATCGGCCCCCAACCCGCGGAGGGCGTGCGTACGGTCCTCGGGGTCGAGGCGGTGCCATCATGGCGGCGGGCGACCGTGACGGTCGTCCTGCTCACCGACGCGGGCGCGTGGGCTGGCGTGGCCGGCGAGCTCGACGCCTCGAGGACCTCGAGCGCGTCGATCCCTCCCGCGGACCTCACGCGGCTCGTGTCGCGACTGATCGCCCAATGGCGGCCCGACTATGTCGCCTACTCGGCCGCGGCAGCTGCGGGCCCGTACGCGGAGGCGGCCGCGGGCGAGGCGCGGGTCCCGGTCGTCGCCCTCGGGCCGCGGCAGATCCGGGCCGGCTCCGCGATGCTCCGCGCCGAGCTCGTGGGGGGCCGGCTCACACACTCGGACGATCCCATGCTCGCGATGCAGATCCGCGCGGCCCGGCCCTCGGGCGCGATCGAGGGGGGCGATTGGTACCTCTCGATCCGCGAGTCGACGGGCGAGATCGACGCGGTCCGCGCGGTTGCGTGGGCGCTGTTCGCGGCGATCGCTCCCCCGGACGTCCCGACCCTCCCGCAAGTGTTCGTCTAGATCGTTACGAAACGGGCTGGCGCGCCGGGCGCGTAACGGTTACCCTCCGCCCGATGGGGTTCCTAGATGGTTTGTTCGGGCGCGCGGCGGTCCCGGCGACCTCGACGGCATCGCAGCCGGGACGCGGCCCCATCGCTCCCCCGTACCTCGACGGTACGAGCGCGGCCGGGATCAACGCGGTTTGGAGATGCGTCACGCTCATCGCTGACGTCCTCTCCGATATGCCTTGGACGGAATGGCGGGGCGACGAACAGCTGCAGATCTCGCGACTCGTGCGCCGGCCGATGGAGTCCATGACGCGCCGCGAGTGGGTATGGAGAGTCGTCGCGACCGAGGCGCTCTATAACGTCGTCTACCTCCTGCACGTCGGGGGCCGCGACTCGCAGGGGGCCCCGTGGTCGCTGCTCCCCGTCCCGCCCGGCATTACCACCCCGATCGGCCGCGTCGATCCGTGGGGGCTGCTCCCGCCCGAGCGGTACATGATCGGATCTCTTACGGTCGGGCTCGAGGATCTGACGATCATTCGCCGGGCCCCGTGGCCGGGGGTCATGGATAACGTGTCCGGGGTCCTGCAGATCGCGCGCCGCGAATTCGAGTCCTTCCTCGCCGCGGATCTCGCCGCGAATAGGTATTGGACGGCAGGCGGCCCGACGACCGCGGTGATAACGACCGATCAAGAGCTCGACGACCCGCAAGCCGAAGCGATCGCGCGCCGATGGCAGGCGCGGCGGAGCATGGGCGGGGATTATCCCGCGGTGCTCGGGAAAGGGGCGACCGCGGAACCGTGGGGCGCGGACCCCACGAGTGAGAGCGCGGTCGACGCGCGCCGCGAGATGGTCGCGGACGTGGGCAGGTACTTCGGGGTCCCGACCCGCATCCTCAACGCGCCGGCCGGCGATAGCGAGACGTACTCGAACAACGAACATGATGCGATCGACCTCGAGCGGTACACCCTCCGCGGGTACGCGGGCCCGGTCGAGGATGGGATCTCCGAGAACCTCCCCGGCGACTACCTCACGGGTCGCCGGATGCGCATGGACTCGTCGAGGTTCACGCAAGGCGATCTGCAGACGCGATCGCAGGCCTACAGCGTTCTCGTGGGGGCCGGCATCGTCACGGTGCCCGAGGCGCGCGTTCGAGGGTTCGGGCTCGCCCCCGATCCCGGAAACGGGCAGGCGGCATTGATCGCGGAGGGCGACCCGACGACGACGGGATCGCTCGCGAACCCGTCGACCGTTCTCTCTCTCTCGTCCCCGGAGGTTGGATAGATGGCACGCGCGAAGGAAACGACCGACCACGATCGGTACGAGGCGGATCGACGCGAGACCCTCGATCAGCAGGCGGCCGTCGATAAGGCGATGGCCGAGTTCCTCGCGGCCGGGACCCCGACCCCCGAGGCGGAGGATCTGACCGAGACGATCGCGGCCGCGGTCAAGGACCTCGAGCGATGACCGAGCCTCTCGAGCTCGAGCACGCGGACGATCCGCCCGAGGACCGCGTCGACGTCTACGTCGTCCCCGTCCCCGAGCTCGCGGAGCGGGGCGAGGCCCTCGCGGGGGTCCCCGCGGCCGGCAAGTACGTACCGGCCGAGCTCGCGGACGAATGGGTCGACGCGGGGCTCGTGACCCTCGAGGACCCGCCCGAACCCGAGGACCCCGACGATGGCTGACGAGCTCGTACGCCCCGCGCCGGCCGGCGCGCTGCATCTCCGGGCCGCGGCCGATGGGGTCGAGTCGCGGATTATCGAGGGGCTCGTCATCCCGTTCGGGGTCGTCGCCCGCGTGCAGGACCCCGGGGGCCCGCCATACCGCGAGACGATCGCCCGTGGTGCAATCCCCGTCGACCTCGATCCCGCGACCGTACGCCTCGAGACCGGCCGGCATGGCGGCCCGCTCGTGGGTCGCGGGATCGAGGCTCGCGTCACGGACGAGGGGCTGCATATGGCGCTCCGCGTCGCCCGGACACCGGCCGGCGACGAAACCCTCGAGCTCGCCCGCGAGGGCGTATACCCGGATCTATCCGCCGTGTTCGTCCCCGTCTCTCACCGTGTTCGCGGTGACGGGGTGACCGAACGCACGTCAATCGCGGTCCGGCGCGTCGCTGTTCTCGAGAATGGCGCATATCCGGGCGCACAAGTGACCGCGGTTCGCGCGGCATCGGAGGATGGGAACATGGCAGACGAGACGACCGCGGCCGCGACCGAGGACGAGGACGAGACGACCGAGACACCGGCCGCGCCGGCCGCGCCGGCCGAGCGCCGGCCCGAGCGGGCGACGACCCGGGTGACGGTCGAGACCGTGCAGCGAGGCGCGGCCGAACGCGACGCGGCGACCGCAGTCGGTCGCGGGGCCCCCGGAGGCGTCCTCGAGCTCACCCGGTCCGCGTTCGGGCTGCCCGGGATCACCATTACCCGGCCCGAGCTCGTCTACGGTCCGGGGTCCGGGCGCTCGTGGGTCCGGGACCTCGTGGCAATGCACCGGGACGGGGACCGCGAGGCGGGCGAGGCGTACAGCCGGCACAATCGGCTGCTCGACGACCTCGAGCGGCAGATCGTCGAGCTCGGCCGCGCCGGCGACCTCCTGTCATCCGAGATCCCGGGCGCGTGGCCGAACACGTACCTCCCCGGGCTCATCACCGGGCGCATTCTCAAGGGTCGCCCGATGGGGTCGTTCTTCGACTCCTACCCGATCAACAATCCGACCCCGCAGATCTTCCCGAAAGTGACGACCTCGACGGTCGTCGCGGTGCAGTCGGCCGAAGGCGCGGCCCTCTCGACGACCGATCTCGCGACGACCGCGGTGACGACGACACCGTCGATGTACGGCGCAACGATCGACATCTCGCGGCAGGTCCTCGACGGGGCGAACCCGAACGCGGACCAGATGGTGCTTAACGATCTGGTCGAGGCGTACGCGCAAGTTTCCGAGGCGGCGATCAAAACCGCCGTCGAGGCGGGCTCGAGCGCATCGGGCACCGCGATTACCGCGGCGACCCCGTACGCGGGCACCCTCGGGAACGTCATCGCGTACTACGCGGCCCGGTTCAAGGGAGCGCAGGCGCAGTTCGTCCCGAGCGCGCTGTTCGCGGTCCTGCTCGCGCAGGGTGACACCACGGGCCGGCCGTTCCTCCCCGGGCTCGGCCCGATTAACAGCGACGGGACGACCGCGCCGGGCGGGAGCTCCGCGAACATCCTCGGCGCGAATACGTTCCTCTCGTACGCCTCGACGGCAAACGTCGTTGTCACCGCTCGATCCGACGATTTCGTCGTGTTCGAGTCGCCCATCGTGCGCTTCTCGTACGAGCAGGTCGTCGGGCCGCAGGCGGTCCGGATCGGGATTTGGGCGTACCTCGGGATCGGGACGCGCCTCGGATCGCTCAAGGTCACCGCCGCGTAACGCGCCCCCGGCGACGCGACGACCGACCGACCCCGCCCGGGTGAGTGCCTCCCGGGCGGGGTCACGCTAGAGGGTCCGAACAATGGCCACGATTGCGTACCCGGGCAATCTGCAGACCGCGCAGACCGGCAACGCGGACAGTACAAACGTCATTCAACGCGCCGGGGGCGAGACGAACCTCCGCCCGGCGATCCTCCGGATCGTCTCGACGATCGGCGCGACCCCGACCGTGACGATCAAGATCCTCGGCTCGGTCGACGGGGTGACGTTCGCGAAGATCCCGTACTCGGTCCTGTCGGCCGCGGCCGGCGATTACTCGACCGCGGATATCGTGACGACCACGGCGAAAACCGAGCTGTACGAGCTCCTGCCCGGGCAACCGTGGCAATTCCTCAAGGTCAATATGTCCGCGAATACGAACGTCACGCTAACGACGGACCTCCTGTAGATGGCCGATATCTGCACGATCGCGGAGGTCAAGCTCGCGCTTCGGATCGGTGATACGAACGATGATGCGTGGCTGACCTCCGCGATCACCGACCTCACCGATTGGATGGAGCAGTACACCGGGCGGTACCTCACCGACCACGGGACCGCGACCGTGCTATTCGATACCGCCGCGGGATCGGTGATCGACTGCCCGCTCGGTATCCGGTCGGTGACGACCCTCCTGACCGCGACGACCGATCAACCCGACTCGGGCGGGGTGTACCCGACGACCGTCCCGGCCGCGTCGATCGTGCTCCGCCCGCCCGCGCAGTCGCGCGAACCCGGGCTACCCGCGTCGCAGATCGCGATCCTCGGGACGGTCGCGCAGCTGCGAAACACGATCAACGGGGCGAGTGTCGCCGGCTCGTGGGGCCCGTCGACGACCCCGCGCCGGTTCGCCCGGATCGGGATCGAGGCGGTCGCGGCCGCGTACCAGTCGCGCCGGTTCGGGGGCTCGGGGGTCATCGGGGGCGACGACTCCCCGGTCGTCGACTGGTCCCGGTTTTTCGCGTGGGGCTCCCCGCAACGTCAAACGCTCCTGCGGGCCCGCGCCGGCTCGGGGATCGCCTGATGCCCGATTTCGGCGCGATCGCGGACGCTATCGCCGCGCGATACACCGATGCCGTGGTCGTCCAGCCGGCCGGCGCGGACCCGATCCGCGACTCGACCGCGAACCTTCCGAACGCGCTCGGCGCGCTCCCGACCGTGCTCGTATTCCCCGACCTCGGGACGTTCGAGCAGGGGAACGGCACGCGCCTCGGGGGCTCGGATTGGCTAGTGCGCCTGTACTACAGCGAGCTCGCCTCGGGTGACCTCGAGCGCGATACCGCGATCCTGCTCGATTACCTCACCGTGCTCGCGGATCAGCATCGGACCCTAGCGACCCTCGGGGGGACCGTGACGATCGTGCGGACTATGGGCTGGCGCGTGGGCGTGCTCAAGTACGCGGGGAAGCTATTCGCCGGGCTCGAGCTCCGCGTACATGCGGTGACGACCGAGGGTTGGCCGGTGAGCGCATGACCGGGCCCGAGTTCACGATCGACGCGACCGAGGTCCTCGAGCTCGAGGCGACCCTCGACGACGTCACCGCGGCCGCGGTCGACGATGCGGCCGCGATCGCGCTCGACCGGACGGGCGACGCGGTCCTCGACGCGGTCCGGGCCCGCGCGCGCCGGCATCGCCGGACGGGCGAGCTCGAGCGCCGGCTCACCCTGACCGCGCACGGGTCCGGCGCGCATCGGGTCGTCGAGGTCGAGGCGGCCGGCGATCATGCCCGGTTCGTCGCCTCGGGGGTCCGGCCCCACGAGATCGCCGCGGCCCCCGGGCACGCGCTCCCAATCGGCGCGTTCGGGTTCGCCTCGAGCGTGCACCATCCGGGGTCAGACCCGGATCCGTTCGTCGCGGAGGGCGTCGCGGACGCGCGCGGCGAGCTCGCGACTATCAACGACCGGGCGATCGCGAGCGTCGCGGATACGGTCGCCGCTCGAGTGGGAGGTTAGCCCGATGCCCGGAATTCAAGATTTCACGTACCTCAATTGGGGGAAGGAAACGGTCCGCGGGACCCCGGTCGCCCCGACGCGGCAGATGTACGCGGACGGGACCGGGGTCCTCGACGTCGACCCGTCGCTGTCCTTTCACGAGGCGGAAAACCGCGGGGTACGGACCCGGATCGCCCGGGCGACGCAACGCGCCGAGGACGTGGCGCTTAAGTTCGCGACCGCGGACGGGGTCGCGTTCGACGATCTGATCCTGCCGATCACGCAACTCATCGGGGCCCCCACGTACACCGGCGCGGGCGCGGACCGCACGGTGACGTGGCAGCCGCTTATGGCCGCCGCGAACAACCCGCTCGCGTATTCGTTTGACGTCGGGGACGACGTCCAGAATTGGCGCGTGCAGTACGGCATGCTGTCGGGGTTCAAGCTCGCCGCGGCCCTTGACGAGCTCACGAGCCTCGAATGCACCGCGTTCGGGCAAAAGACCGTCAAGACCGCGAAGGCGTCGCCGGCGACAAACTCCGCGATCAAGATCCCGGGCGATCTGTGGACGATCAAGTACGCGACCACCCAAGCGGGGCTCGCCGGCGCGTCGATCTCGACGAACCACCTGCTCGGCTGGTCCCTCGACGTGACGACCGGACTGATCTGGCGGCACTACATGGACGGCACACTGCAGGGCGCGCAGCACGTCGAGACCTCGATCGGCGCGGTCCTCGAGATGACGGTCGAGTCGACCGCGCTCGCGGTGTCCGAGTTCTACGATAAGTGGCTCGCGCAGACCCTCGATTTCGTCCGGCTCAAGGCGACCGGCCCCACGCTCGGCGCGAGTAACTACAGCTGCCAGATCGACGCCCCGATCCTGTGGAGCAAGGTCGAGCCGATCTCGAGCGAGCAGGACGGGATCAATATCTGGAAGGTGACCGGCAATCTCGCGTATGACCCGACGTCGGGGTTCGGGCTGCAGGGCGTCCTCGTAACGTCCCTCACGGCGACCCCGTGACGACCGCGAAGCGCGCCGGCCGCAAGCCGAAACCGCGCACGGTCACCGTGACGGGCCCGGGCGAATTCTCGACGTGGGAATGCACCGCGCGCGCAGACTTCCCGGCGCGCCTAATGGTCGATCTCCAATCCGGGAACGTGTCATTGGTCCTCGCGGCGTTCGGGGCGATCGTGGTCGAGCACAATTTCCCGAACGTCGACGGCGAGATCGCGGCGACCCTCGAGGACGTCGACCCGTACACCGGGCTCACCGAGCTCGCCGGCGCGATCTTCGAGGCGATCGGACGCCTCCCCCCAAGGTGAGGGGCGCGCTCGCCCGGGCCGCACGCGGCGAGCGCGCCCGGCTCCCGCCCCGCGTGCTGTATCACGTCGTCGCGGCCCGGTACGGGACGACCCCCGAGGCGGTCCGGGAATGGCCATATGACGACTACGCGGACGCAATTAGGTTCCTCGAGGTGACCGAGTGAGCTCGAGTGAGGCGGATCTGACCCTGCTCTATAAGGCGCGCGACCTCACCGCGGGCGCGGTGTCCTCGGTCGTCGCCGGCGCGGGGAAGATCGGTGAGGCGGGCAAGACCGCCGCGGGCAAGTTTGCCGGCGCGTTCTCGGGGCTCGGGGGCGCGCTCGCGAACGGGATCGGGAACGCAACCGAGACCCTCTCGAGCGGGGGCTCGGTCCCGGCCGCAATGGCGGGCCTCGGTATCTACATGGCCGGGCAGCTGGCCGAGACGTGGGCGGGCACCCTGCTCGAGAGGCTCGCCTCGAGCTCGGTCCTCGCGGCCCTCGCCGCTCCCATCGCCGGGATGGGGACCGCGATAGGCGGGTTCCTCGCCGCGGCGATCCCGATCGGTATGGCGGCCCTCCCGTTGATCCTGATCGCGGCGATCGGCGCGGCGATTGTGGTCCTGATCGTCAACCCGGATATCCGGAACAAAGTGTTCGATTTCGTCGGGAGTCTGATCGGCCATATCGGGGACGCGCTCGGGGCCCTCGCGGGGTTCCTCGGGCAGCTGATCCCGGCCGCATTCAACGCGGCATTCAATCTCGTGGTCGAGGGGCTCAAGCTCTATATGGCGACGATGGTCGCCCTATTCGTCACCCTCCCGCAAAAGCTCGTCGGGCTCGGCGCGTCGATCATGCAAACCATCGTCGGGGGGCTGCTCGGGCTCCCGGGCCGCATCGCGCAGATCATCGGGGACGCGTTCCGGAACCTACATATCGATATCGGCCCGTTTCACATCTCGGGATCGGGGGTGACGATCGACCTCCCGAAGATCGACGTCCCGGGGTTCGCTCGAGGCGTCACCGATTTCGCGGGCGGGCTCGCGGTCGTCGGTGAGCAGGGGCCCGAGCTCGTGCGGCTCCCGCGGGGCTCGGACGTGATCCCGAACGACCGCACGCGCACGCGGTCGACGCAAGACTCCGCATCGTTCCGGATCGTCGGGGTCACGCGCCGCGACCTCGAGGACATTGCCGATCGCGCGCTGTACGTGCGACTGCAGCGAGCCGGGACGGGTCGCTAGTGCCGCTCGCGCCGGTCGTCGCGGCCGCGCTCGCGCTCGGGCTCCCGACGCGGACCAAGGGACTCTATATCGACGGGCTCGACGTCCTCGGTCGCGGGGGCGTCACCCCATACGGGGTCGATATCAAGAGCATCAAGCTCACCGAGCAGGGGCCCGGGCAAGTCTCGAGCCTGTCGTTCGAGATCGACGATCCGACGATCGCGGTCGCCCTCGGGCTCATGCGGTTCGTTGTCCTGACCGATATCACCCGTGACGTCACCCTGTTCTCGGGGTTCGTCCGATCGTATGCCGCCTACCCGCTCGGGATTGGCCGGCTGATCGAGGTGGAATGCGTGGGGCTCGAGTCGCTGCTCGATTGGCTGATCGTGCCCGCGGTCACGATCGCCTCGGGCGCGGACATATACGAGGCGGTCGCCGCGGTCACCGGGCTCGCGACCGGGGTCGGGTTCCCGCTCCGCGTCGCGGCGAGCTCCCCGACCCCGGGGTTCCCGACGACCCTCTCGGGCCCGCTCGCGATCGGATCGCTCCCGACCCCGATCGGGTACGCGGTCGCGTTCAATGGCGGGTCATTGCGGCAGGCGATGGCGGCGATCATGGACGCCTACATGACCGTCTGGCCCCCCGCGTCGGGCATCGTGGGATACGAGGTCACCGTCGATATGTACGGGAACCTCCGGGTATGGCTGGTCGCCTCGCCCTATGACATGTCGTCGACCGATTACGGGCCCCTAACGATCTCGGTCGCCGCGTCGCGAGCGCCGGCGAACCTCGAGCATCGAACCGATATGGGCGCAGCGACGCGGGGCGTCTACGTCATCGGCGGCAACGCGGCCGGCTCGGGGCTGGTGAGCGATGGGACGGGTATCCCGGGCCCGGTCGCGCTCATCCGCGATGCGAGCTCGCTAACGGGCGCGTCGCGGATCGCGATCGCCGGGGGCTATCTCGCGTCGCACGGGGCGACCCTCGGGGGCTCGGTCGCGTGCGAGGACAATGTCAATGTAGGAAGCGCGAGCTCGCAGATCCGGCCGGGCTCGCCCGTTACGATCACCGACGTGCAAACCGGGCTCGCCGCGTACCTCACGATGGTCGCGAAGATCGATAAGACGTTCTATCCGAGCGGGACCGAGGAATGGGTCATCGGGTACGGCTCGACCGAGTCGGGCTCCGAGCTCCTGCGCCGGCTCACCCGAGACACACTTAGCTAGCGAGGGCGAGCGATGGCAGCGACCGAGAGTCTCGTACAGGTCACCGAGGGTACGGGCAAAAAACTACACACAAACCAACGCACGATCGGCGCAAACAACGTCGAGGACGAATACGTACTGCCGGGCGAATTCCCGTACGCCTCTTATCTCGTCTATCCCCTGACGTCGACCTCGACCGCGGGCGCGGCGAACGACCATATCCTCACGATCAACGCGGGCGCATCGCTCAAGGTCCGCATTCGCCGGATCCGGATCGAGCAGGCGGCGAACGCGACGACCGCGACCCTGCTCGCCTTGCAGATCATGCGGACGACGACCGCGGCCCCGACCGGGGGAACCGCCGTTACACCGCGGCCCCATGACTCGGCCGATGCCGCGGCAGGGTTCACCGCGATGACCCTCCCGACCGTCAAGGCAACCGAGGGTGTCATGCTGATCCGGACCGTGCTGCTCATGCGGCAGGCGATCTCGGCCACCCAATCCCAACCCGATGATGCGTGGGAATGGACCCAAACCCCCGGGACCCCCCCGATCATCATCCCGGCCGGCACCGCAAACGGGATCTGCATCAAGATCGAGGCGGCCGTCGCCGCGGGCTCGCTGATCTGTTCGGCGGAATGCACCGAGACGTCCTTCTAGTGCCGGAAAGACCGCTCGCGCTCGCGGCCCTCGTGGCATTCGCGCTGCTCGCCCTCGTGGGCGTCATCCTCGTGCAACAGGGGCCCGAGTCGACCAGCCGGCTCGGGCTGTTTTTCGGGGTCGTCGGGGCCGGGGTCGCCGCGACCGCGGCCGCGCTCAAGAGCGAACAGGCGGCGAACCGATTGAACGGTTCCCTCGACCGCCGCATCCGCGAGGCGGTCAGACTCGCGATGGCGGAGCGCCGGTTTGACGATCCGACCCTCGAGGACCCCGAACCGATCGAGCTCGAGGACCACGGTCCCCCCATACCCGGAGGCTAGGCGATGCAGACGTCAATGGTGTTCTCTCAACGCGAATGGCCGGCCGTCGACCCGCGGCCGCACAAGGGAGGGCCGGACCTCGACGACTGTTGGGTCCTCTCCGCAATACAGGCGGTCAACGTCACGAGCCCGTGGTACCGGCTCGTGGGGTGTAAGGCATTCCGGCACGCGGCCGGCGACCCCGACGACGGGGTCAATGACGGGGGGAACGTCACCGAGATCATCGCCGGTATCGAGGGCTGCTATCCCGAGCTCAAGGGTCGCGCGCACGGTCACCGCGGGGTCGCATGGATCGACCTTAAGAACGACCTCGACCACCATCGCCCCGTGTCGGTCGCGGTCCTCTCGAGCGAGCTCCCGCCCGGGCTCCGATACGGGTTCGAGGGGCTGCACCAAGTCACGCTCGCGCAAAAGGCTAACGGGCAGCTGCTCATCGCGAACCCGCTCGCGCAGCCGTACGCACGATGGGATCGGATCGAGCCGAACGACGTGCGTGACGCGGTCATGACCTACGGGGAGCGCCGCTCGGGGTCGCGGTCCGCGTGGTACGTGACCCTCCCGACCGACGTCGAGGCCCTCGCGATCTGGCGCGGGCATGACGAACCAAACCCGGAGGATTGAATGCGTCACCTAGTCGCCCTCGCGGCCGCGGCCGCGATCATCGCGCTCACACTCGGCGCGTCGCCGGCCGCGGCCGATGACTCGACGATGATCTGCATATCCGAGGACACCGGGAACCACGGGCAGGCGCGGTGCGTCGACCGCGGGCACGAGGGGACCGTCAACAATCTCGCGCAGCTGGGATACACCGGGCTCCCCGGGAATATCTTCGGCTGTCACGGGGACCAGTGGCCGGATATCTCGGTCAACGGCTGGAACGATTGCGTCTCGAGTTATTCGTACATCGTGCAGCCGAACGATTGTGTACAGATGTGGTCGGGCAATAGTGGCAGTGGCCGGCTGATTATGTCGGTGACCGTGCGCCCGGGTAACTCGACTAAGTCCAGCGTTATCACGAGCATGGGCTCGGACAATGACACCGCGACAAGCATCCTCGAGGGCTATTGGACGGGGTCCGCGTCGAGCGGGCATTGTGTGTGGCGATGACGAGCTCGGAACCCGTCGCGATCTCGGTCGCGGCCGGCGCGGTCGTCTCTACGCTGGTCGCGTTCGTCGCGGTCCTGTGGCCGGACCGGATGACCCCGGCGATCGCGGCCGCGGTCATCGCCCTAGCGAATGCCGCGATTGCGCTGATCGTCGCGGTCGTCGCGCGGTCGCGCGTCACCCCCGTCGCCTCCCCGAACCTCCCGCTCGGGACGATCGTCGACGCGAACGGTACGCGCGCGGTCGTCCGCGTGATCTGACCGTGTCGGTACCCTTCACCATCCGGGATCTCTGATCCGTGCTCCCCGACTGGTAGAGGGTACCGACACCGATAGTCGGGGTTGACGGGGGGACCGATCGGCGCGTAGTGTCCGCGGACCGGGATACCCGGCCGGGCTACCGATAGAGCTTGCATGCGTCTCTCGGGAACACTCGGCCGGGCATGCCCGGTGAGACGCATGCAGGAGGTCGAGACCGTGATCCGTTCTCTCATCCGATCGACGACCGCGCGAGAGTGGCTCGACGCGATCGCCGGCGCTGTTCTGGTCGTCATCATCATCGTCGAGGCGGCGATCATCCTCGCGGGGCTCTCGTGAGAGACGAATACGAGCATCTCCGAGAGAGCGCGGATGCGGACCGCGTGCGCCGGCTCGCATGCCCGGGATGCGGCGCGCAGCCGCATATCGGAAACCCATGCTGCCGATGGTGCTTGCACCGGACCGCGCGTTGCGACCTCCCGCGGTGATCGCGTATACGTGGCACGGTCGCCGCGGCTCGGTCCTGCTCGGCCCGACCGAGGATCGCGTCGCCCGGTACCTCGAGGACCTCACCGACCACGGGCGGGTGACGATCCGGACGGTCGAGCTCGCGGACCGATTGCGCCTCGAGCGATCCGAGGCGTACCGGATAACGGCTCGCCTCCGGGTCCTCGGATTGTTCGGGATCGAGAACGATCGCGCCGGCACGCGCGGCGGTCGCCGGATCTGGCGCACCGCGCGCCGGCATGACGGGCCCGGGCTCGACCCGCGCCGGCATTCGATCGCATGGGCCCGCGTGCGCGCATGGGCAGCTGCGCGCCGGCTCGGGCTAACGGATCGTCTCGAGGCGATCCGAACCATACGAGGCGGGTCCCCGACCGCCGTCCCCGTCCCGACTCTCTCCCCGCTCGAGGTGCCCGGCATGACACCCCGAGCGGGCCGGGACGGGTTCGCGGAGCTCATGCGCCGGTCGGGGCTCGGCGCGCTGTTAGACGAGTGGGGCGTCTCGTGACGATCGTGATCGCGGTCCTCGTGTTCGGGCTCCTGTTCAATCTCATGCTCGCAGTCTGGTCGGGCGACCGATGACCCGTCACCCTGACCCGTACGGGCGATCGACCCGGATCGGCCACGATCCGCGGCAGGATGGATACATGACCGAGGACCAACTAATGCGAGCGTTCGGACTAGGCGCGGCGACCGAGGACGAGATCCTCGAGGGACTCTCGGATGCGATGACCCTCGCCGGCTGGCGGTGGGTACATATCCGGCGATCCGATCTCGCGCTCGTGCAGGGAATGACCGGGTTCCCGGATCTGTTCGCTGTACACCCCACGTACGGGGGTCTCGCCCTCGAGGTCAAGGCTGCGCGCGGCCGCGAGTCGGCCGAGCAAGCCGCATGGATCATCCTCCTACGGGCCGCGGGTATCCCGGCCGCCATCGTCTACCCGAACGACTACGATCTATGCCTCGAGCTCATCCTCGGGAAGCGCGGTGCGCCGGACGAATGGCGCACGATCTCGGGTACGCCCCGACGCACGGGCGCGGATCACCCCGAACCGTGACCGGGCTAGGCGATGGGGAGCTCGAGCCGATCGAGCCGCTCGGATGCGTTCTCTACGTGGCGACCGTGGTGATCGGGTTCCTCTTGGGCATATTCGTCGGTATGCAGCTGTGACCCTCCGGTCGAGCGGTGCAGCGAGGGCCCGGGTACGTAGGGCGATGCTCACCACCCCCACCCCCCCCCGGTGTATCCGGTGCGGGGACCCCATAGATCCCACGCTGTCGGGGCTGCACCCTCGAGGGCTCACCATCGGGCACCGCCTAGCCATTGCCCGAGGCGGAACAGATCAACCCTCGAACCTCGGGCCCGAGCATCGGGCATGCAACATGCGCGCGGGAAAACGCGATCGAGTCGATCCGCCCGCGACGATCGCGACGCCCCCCGTTTTTCCGGAGGGGCGTCGATCCCGCGGCAC